CGTAGAGCTTTCGGGGCGTGAGTTCCGCGTGCTGAATGCTATTGTTCGCCTGACGTATGGCTGGTCCAAGAAAGAGGACCGGATCACCAACAGTCTCATTGCAGAAAAAACCAGACTGGCCGTTAAGCACGTTTCTGAAGCTGTGCTCAGCCTGGCTTATCGCAACATCATCAAGATGCGCAGAATCGGGCAGACACGTTACATCGGGATCAACACGCTCCTGGATAGCTGGGCTTACACAAAGCCAAAATGTGCAAAGTGCCCGGTCAGTTTTCCGGTCGCTGAAGCTGTAACGCATGTTATTACCATCCCTGAAATCGGGGATAGAAAGATCATCCCACAAACTATCCCTGAAAACAGGGATAACCATCCCCAAAAACAGGGAGAGGTATCCCTGAAAACAGGGAACACCAAAGACATTCTTTCAAAGACAAATATAAAACCTAATACCCCCTCTAATCCCCCAAGGGGGAAGGACAAATTTGATCCGCTCAGTGTTGACGTTCCTGAGTGGCTAAATCAAACCGCCTGGCAGGAATGGGTTGCTTACCGCAAACAGTCTGGCAAGCCGATCAAAACTGAGCTGACCGTCACCAAGGCGTTCAAGCTGCTGAAAGAGTGCCTGGAAGACGGACACAATCCGGTCGACGTGATCAACACCAGTATTGCGAACGGTTACCAGGGGCTTTTTAAGCCGAAGTTCGCTGTCAAACCAGCCGCCAAGCCGGATCTGGACTTCAACAACACTGACTGGGCCTACGGGGTGATGCCATGAAATCTCTTGCAGAGCAGATGCGTAACCACGACCGCGAGCAGATGAGCCGCGTGGCCCATAACCTTCCAGAGCAGTACCAGGAGCGCGCGCCGGTCGAGCAGGTGGCGCAAGTATTCAACGGACTGTTCAACCAACTGCGTGCCGCGTTCCCGGCCAGCATGGCGAACTTCCGCACCCAGGACGACCTGAACGAATTCCGCCGTCAGTGGCTGCTGGCGTTTCAGGAGAACGGGATCCACTCAATGGCGCAAGTCGATGCCGGAATGCGCATTGCCCGCCGCCAGGAGCGTCCATTCCTGCCGTCGCCAGGGCAGTTCGTCGCCTGGTGCAAGCAAAGTGGCGGCGCGCTTGGCATCACCGTTGACCAGGTGATCGCCGAATTCTGGGACTGGCGTAACCGTTCGTTCGAATTCACCTCCAGTGAGCAGTTCCCCTGGTCGCAGCCGGTCATGTACCACATCTGCGTCGAATTGCGCCACCGCAGTACGGAGCGCCAGTTAACGCATGGTGAGCTGGCACGCGAGGCGGGCGACCTGCTGGACATGTGGGAGAAGCGAGTCACGGAGGGTAAGCCAGTGCCGCCTGTACGCCGGGCGATTGCAGCACCGGCTGCCGAACACGGGCCGACGCCGATCCAGCTGCTGCTGGCGAAGTACAACCGCAACAAGTCGAACGGGATGGTGTGACATGGCCATAACAATCCGTGAGCAGGTGCTGGCAGCACTGCGCAATAACCCAGGACTGAACAACGCCAAACTGGTAGGGCTTATCGGCATGGACACCAAAAAGATATCCGGGACGGTGAGTACGCTGCTGGCCGATGGGCTTATCAGTTGCGAAGGGAAATACGGCCAGCGCCTTTACAGCCTGACCAGTTACGGCATGCGCTTCGCCCCTAACACGATACCGGGCATGAAGCAGGGCAAGTCGAAGTTAATTCAGCGGACGGACACAAACGTGATCTGCCAGGAGTGCCGCAACAGCGCAGCAATGAAGCGAGTTCTGATGGTATGGGGGAGAAATTTACTGTGATGGAAATAGCAAAAATGCAAAAATGATGAGCTGAATCATGATGAGTTGTCTTGGAGGCGGGTAATTTGTCAGCAAAATTTTTTTCACAATAAAGAGTATTCAATAATGAAAGTTTTAATGGTGATCGTGGCAGTTTCTGTGTTGGCTGGCTGTACGAGTGACACCCGCTCAATGTGGCACAGCCGTTATGCATTCAAGACTGTCGGTCAAGTCTCTGCAATGTGTGATGATGGTGATCGGGACGCTTGCTATGCAGCTCGTGATATGGGTGCAATGCAGGTTGGTCTTAATCAAGCAAACCAGACCATTCAACAGCAGCAAGCTCAGCAAGCAGCAATCGATGCCGCTAACAGACCGATTACAACTAATTGTAACCCCACGATAAATGGCGGAATGAGTTGTACAACCTACTAATCTGGCGCGAGAATTAGTAGCGTCACGAACCTTTCCGAATCGGATGGCTCTATGAAACAGTCTAATACTTCAACGCTGCCAACTGTTGAGCAGATATTATCCGTAGCAAAAGAGCGCAACATCCCGCTTACGCCAAAAAAAGCGAAGGAACTGCTTAAGCGTTGGAAGATTGATTTAGAAAGAATAGACATACCTAAAAGTTCAATTCCTGGCAATATGGACATCTTCTCACGTTATATTCAACCGGGGTATGTTGTAGCCAATCCAGGAACAAAAACTGCATATTCTGTCCCGCGGGTGACGAAGAAGGGGAGATGATGTCAGACCATAATATAGCGGCTAAATCCCAAGAAGAGCGCGACAAGGTTAACGTTGACCTGGCTGCCTCCGGAGTGGCCTATAAAGAGCGTCTGAACATGCCTGTTATCGCAGAGGTGGTGATGCGCGAGCAACCCGAGCATTTGCGCGATTATTTTTTGGATAGGTTGCGGTATTACAGGGAAAAGAGCCTTGAACTGCCAAAGGCAAGCGATCCAAAATACATTGAGATGTCAGATGCGAACAAAAAGTAACCATTGAGGAATAGGGATGCAGGACTTATCAATCAATCAACGGAAAATACCGATAGATGGTGAAGAGTGTATTGTTACTTGCAGCCAGCGTAGCAAGACGGTTTGGGTAGCTGTTGGTGAGTGCAATGGGAAATTTATCCAGGAGACGGGATCAAGCAGAAATGTTGCATTCAGTAACTGGGAACGATCTGCATTATTCATGAACAACTAATTCGTAAATTGATTTTCCATAATCAACCCACCATAATCATGTCATCGGAGCCTGAACAACTCCGGTGACTTCTGCGCATTTAAGGGGACTTAAATGCGACCACAATCTGAAACTCTTCACCTGTCACAGATGCTTAACGGCACCTGCGATTTTCTGCATTCTGCGTTACCTCTCGGAGGTGGCGTATGAAACAGCACTACTGCATCGTTAACGATACCGTCAAAGACAACCTCATAGCGTACATTCGCACCCTGCCAGTAAACCCTCGCGCGCCGATGGTGGTCGAGGCCCGGGAAGAGACCCGCACCGACAAGCAAAACCGCCTGATGTGGCCGCTACTGAAAGACCTGTCTGACCAGGTTGTCTGGCACGGCGAAAAACTGACCCGCGAAGAGTGGAAGGACCTCATCACCGTTCTGGTGAACCAGACCCAGGACCAGGAGCAAAAATCCGCGCCTGGCATCAACGGCGGCCGTGTTTATTTCGGCGTCCGCACATCCAAATCCAGCAAGCGCTACATGGTCGACGTCATCGAGGCGATTTACTGGTTCGGTACCGACCGCGGCGTGAAGTTCTCAGAAGCATCCAGTAAGCGCATCGCCTGGGCGCAAGAGTGGAGGGCTTCCCGTGGGTAGTCCTCTCGCACGCGTCATCACCAACGAAATCTTCCGCGTTCCGGCGCGCCGCCAGCGCAAGCCCGCGGTTAAGCCGTCCGACATCCGGACGCTGAAGGGCTACACCGCCCGCCTGGTGGATCAGAAATGGCTGCGTCTCGCGGCTCGGAGGAATCATGCGTAAACCATCCCGCCGTAAGTGCAAAGTATGCGGTGAATACTTCGTGCCGAAATTCCACGATATCCGGATCCGCTGGTGCTGCCCGGAGCACGGCACAATCCTCGCTATGGAAGAACGTGAAAAGGAGAAGGTGAAAGCCGCGGCTAAGCGCATGAAGGAGCGCAAAGAGAAAGAGCGCGCGGAACGCCGGGATCTGAAAGCGAGAAAGGTGGCGCTAAAAACGAAACCGCAGTGGAGGGCTGAAGCGCAGGCGGCTTTCAACCGGTATGTCCGTCTGAGGGATGCTGGTAAGCCATGCATCAGCTGCGGCAGGCTTCCGGAGCAGAAGTTTGGCGGAACCATGGACTGCGGCCACTACCGCACCCGCGGCGCAGCGGCGCACCTCGCTTTCAACCTTCACAATACCGCAGCCCAGTGTGTCTATTGCAACCGGGATCGGGACGGTGCGCAAAAGGCATTTGAACAGGGCCTTATTGATCGCATCGGTGCCGAAAAAGTTGAGGCGATAAACAACGACAATTCCGTTCGCCGGTTCGACATCCCATACCTGCAGCGCATCAAATCCATTTTCACACGCAAAGCCCGCGCGCTGGAAAAGCGTCGGGCCCGCCGGCAGGAGGCCGCATGAACCACGCCGACTTCCTGCGGTACCAGGCAGAAAGCGTTAAGCGCGCCAGCATGCCGCCAGTAGCAAAGCACAGCCAGACCAAAACCAACCAGCCACAGAAGGAAGCCGCATGAACAGTCAGCAACTGGAATACGTACGTCAGCAGCTCATTGTGGCGACCGCAGACCTCAGCGGGGCGACGAAAGGGCAGTTGGTAGCTTTCGCCGAGAACGCGCAATTCACCGCGACGGCGCGCAGTCGGGGCCGGAAGAAAATCACCGACCCGGTCACCGGCCGTAAAGTTAACCCTGACGGTCCGCCGATGAGCGGCAGCCAGTCCCGCGCAAAGGGCTCATCCATCGCGCTGGTTGGCCCCGTTGAGTTCGTGACCGCATCCTGGCGCCGCGCCGTCCTGTCGCTTGAAGACCACCAGAAAGCATGGCTGCTGTGGAGCTATAGCGAGAATATCCGCTTCGAGTACCAGGTGGCGATTACTCAGTGGGCATGGGCAGAGTTCCGGGAACATCTCGGCGCGAAGAAGGTGGCCGGCAAGACGATAGAGCGGCTGAAGAAACTTATTTGGCTGGCGGCACAAGACGTCAAAGCGGAGTTGGCAGGCCGTGAGGCATACGAATATCAGGCACTGGCGGAGCTGGCGGGCGTAGCGAAATCTACCTGGACGGAAACGTATCTGCCTCACTGGCTGGCGATGCGTAACAGCTTTAAGCGCCTCGATAGTGGTGCGCTTATCTCAGTAACGAGATCACGTTCACAACAAAAGGCGACAAATTTAGATGTAAGTCTTGCAAAACCGAACTGAAACGCATATGTTTAATGTAAATCTGATATCGTCGCCATAGCTTTGATTGTCGACTGAACATAAAAACCTCGCCACCGTGCGGGGTTTTGTCGTTTCTGGAGCCAGCATGTCCGAGAAAATCACAGAGCAATTGGTATTCCGCCCTGCCAGTGAAAAGCTGACAAAGGATCTGGATGGTGAGTGGGTGATCCTGCTCAACCCATGCGATGGCTGGCATATTGCCCATGTGGTGGCTCTGGAAGAGGATGGCGAGGTCTACCATGTCGGCGCATATCAATTTGCAGGCGGCGAGTTCGAGCCGCACGAATTTTATGTTGCCTGGGCTTTGCTTCCAGACTCAATAAAACTGTCTGATCGCTTTGAAGATCAGAGGATGAGTCAAGAGATTAGAGACGCTCGCTGGCGTGAATGGACAGCCAGTATCAGTAAGTGATTTCAAACCAGATTCGCCGGTCTAGTTCAGTGGCAGAACGGCAGCCTTGTAAGCTGCGCGTCAGAGGTTCGATTCCTTTGCCCGGCACCAGAACCCACTGCCTGGGACCCTTCGGCCAACGAGCCGACATTGCCTTACCCTCATATTGCCCGCTTGTCTCGGGCTTTTTTATTTCGGCCGCAGACAATCAATTCCAGATGCCCCGTAGCTATCGTGTCTGACGGCCTTTCTCTTACTACGACACAGCACCCCGAAGCCGGAGGTGTGGAATGCAACGTATGAACCCAACAAATGGACACGATCTGCCGTACTGGTGGTCGGCGGCCTTGGGCCTGTTCTCTTTACTTAGCCTGCAGGATTACGTGTTTATTATCGGCGCGCTGATATCGGCGTTCTTCACGATAAAAACTTATTACGCAAAACGGAAAGAAGAGCGTGAGCGTATGGCTGAGGAGAGGAAACGCACCCAGCTGCTGGAAAACTACTTATCTGACGTAGGCAAAAAACCCCACTCCGATCGCCCGGCTGCCGCCGAGGTGGTAACGGAGGCAATGCGGAGAATTTCCGGTGGCCCAGTTGAAACTGAGTAAGAAAAGCGGCGCGGCGGGCATTGTCTGCTCCGTCGGAACGATCATCGCCATCGTGATGAATGCGGGGCACGTCAGAACAAACGAGCGCGGTCTGGAGTTAATCGGCAACGCTGAATCTTGCCGACGTGATCCGTATGTCTGTCCAGCTGGTGTGCTGACTGACGGTATGGGTAACACGCATGGCGTAAAACTCGGCACCGTTAAGTCTGACCAGCAGATCGCAGCCGAGTGGGAGCGCAACATCCTTGATGCTGAGTCCTGCGTTAACCGCTACGGAAATGGACGCAAGCTGTCTGACAATACTTTCTCGGCAGCTGTATCGGTAACGTTTCGTGCTGGCTGCGGAAACATGCGCACCTCCACGATGTTCTCTCTTCTCAGGAGTGGGGATATCACGGCGGCATGCCACCAGTTCCCTCGCTGGGTATGGGGTGGAGGTAAGATTCTTCCTGGTCTGGTTACTCGTGCCGGCAAAGAAGAAGCGCTCTGTCTGGATGGTGTGAAATGAGCCGCATTACCGCCATCACCACCGCGGTAGTAGCGTGCCTGATTGTCTGTCTTGGTTGGCTGGCGATGCACTACCACAATGCCGCCAGTAAGCAGCAGACGCGAGCGGAAACCGCAGAGCAGCAGATTAACGCCGCTGAGTCAGTGACCTCTAACGTCCTGACCACCATGACCATCTTCAACACCATCTCCGAGGCCAATCAGCATGCAAAAGAGCAGATCGCACTGGACGCATCGGGAGCCTCGGCAGATATCAAGGTTGCTGTTGCGAACGATGACTGTGCTCGCCGTCCTGTTCCTGATGGCGCAGTTAAGCGGCTGCAGCAATACGCGGACGGTTTACGTCAGGGTGCCGGTGGTTCCACTCCCGGCAAACCTCACAGCTGAGACGCAGCAACCGGCAATCCCGGATCCGATGTCATGGGGCCAAAGCCTGGATCTAAATGTCAGCCTGCTATCAGCTCTCGGGCAGTGCAACCGCGACAAAGCCGACATCCGGGAGGCAGAGGCGAAGAGGAAGCAACTAAACGGCATTTCAGAAGCCCTTCACTGAGGGGCTCCGATAATGATAAAAACCGTAGAGGTGAAAAAACTTCAGAGCACCGAGCCTTTGAAGGTAATCGATGAACCTTGATATCCAGCAGCAACACCGTAATTATTGCTTCTGGTAATCGGCAGCTCGTTAATCATGTGAAGCATACATCTAACAAGCAAGCCGTAAGTGATGGCCGCATAACGCAGTTCATGAGGGCATGTTTCTGAAGATAGATTATGTTTTTGCTGATGTTGGCCGTCATCAATGAAAACCATGTAATCTTCATCCCCTAAGGCCTTGTGGTCATATGAAGGAAGCTTATCTACGTTTTCAATAATTTCAATAAATTCACTGTGAGTCGCCCCTTCATAGTCGTGTTGATGTGCAAAGTTGTTTCTAATGTTGTTCAGCTTTTCAATGATGCGGTATGCAGGCAATGGTAATCCCATGCGCTGGGCAAGTTTGGCTTTACCCATAAAATTCATAGAAAATCGAACCTTGCTTTTGTCTTTGGAGTCGTTAACGAAAAGGTCTTTAATTCCAACGTAAGAGCATATCCACGCCTCAAGAAAACGCTCAATTGCTAAGTGAGTTGTTAAGCAGCTAGCTAATTTATTATTGCCAAGCATTATTTTTTCGAATGTTTTATGGTCGAATGTGAATCCTGAAACTTCCATAAAAATGTCAAAATTCATTGACATGAGACCTCCTGAATTAACTAAAAATGCCACGTTCGTTTGATTATAGAGGCGACAATGTCCGGCATCTACCTAATCACGCTAACCACCCAAACAGGCGAAACCTTCACGGGCAAGATGTCACGACGTCAGCCTGAGCTTGTTAATGGCTTTGTGCCGCTGGCGACGGAATCGGGTCAGTGGCTGTACTTCACTCCTGCCGATGTGAAGCGCGTGGAGTTCACGCCTATGACTGATAGTGATGAAGAAAAGGGCGAATGATCGCCCTAATTGTTAACCGCGAGCCTCTCGACCTTCTTCGTCTTCATGAACGCGGTATCGCCAGTATTTATCTGGCTTAACCCAAACGACATCTTCCCCGCTATCAGTCCTGAATTTATTTATTACTTTGGTTGATAGAGCCTGGTTTCCATCGGCGTTTTCTTTGAGATGCTGCTCGTTGTTTTGCTTAACGAGATAATCGACAACATCCTGCTGGTAAAGGCAAGCGTCAGATTGAAGATTTTTCATCATCCAGGCAGAAACATCAGAAACAGATAGCGTCGGCGTGTTTGGGATTACGGCTTTGGGGTTGCACGCTCTAGTGAATCTGGTTTGAAATATCCTTGCTCTAGTTTTTTTCCAGCAAACCATTGGCAAAGGAATGAATTCCCCTGAGATGTTAAGAAGGCCTTAATAGTCATGTCCGGGCCTCCAGACTTGAGCTTAACAATATCGCCTGTTTTAAACTCATCACTCATAACAAACTCCTTTTGGAAGAAAAATGGCACTCACCGACAAACAAGAAATGTTCTGTCGCGAGTACCTCATCGATTTAAACGCCACGCAAGCGGCTATTCGGGCGGGGTACAGCGCAAAGACAGCTAACCGCACTGCGTCCGAAAACCTGTCAAAACCTGACATCCAGTCCAGAATTGCCGAACTTAAAGCGCAACGCAATGATCTGGTTGGCATAAATGCGACATATGTCCTGAATCGTCTCGTTGAGATAGACCAGATGGACGTGCTGGACATCCTGACCTCCACCGGGGAGCTGAAGCCGGTGTCTCAGTGGCCGAAGGTCTGGAGGACGACATTGTCCGGACTGGATGTCGTCGAAATGTCAGCCGAGGGGAACACAGCCGCGCTTCTTAAGAAGATTAAGTGGCCTGATAAGGTGAAGAACCTTGAGTTGATTGGTAAGCATATCGACGTCCAGGCATTCCGTGAGCAGGTGAAAACCGAGCACGTTGTCGATTCAATCTCTGACCTGATGGATTCACTGTCTCAGGGGGCGTAATGAAACCTGAGCACATCAAGCTGCTGGCCGACAAAGACTGGCGGTTGAACAATCTATACTGGATCACCGACAAAGAGGGAAAGCCGACGAGGTTCAGGATGACGCCTGAGCAGCGGGAATACTACAAGGGGATCCACACCCGCAACATCATCCTGAAAGCTCGCCAGCTCGGGTTCACCACAGAGGTGTGCATCATCCAGCTCGACGCGGCCCTGTTTGAGTCGGCGAAGTGCGCACTGATTGCCCACACGCTGAATGACGCAAAGCGCCTGTTCCGCGAAAAGGTGAAGTACGCATACGACAAGTTGCCTGTCGAGATAAAGGCGGCCAACCCGGCCAGCAATGACTCTTCCGGCGAGCTCGTCTTTAAGAAGGGCGGCTCACTCTACGTCAGCACGTCGTTTCGTGGTGGTACGCTGCGTTACCTGCACGTTTCAGAGTTCGGGAAGATATGCGCCAAGTATCCGGATAAAGCCCGTGAAATCGTCACTGGTGCCTTTGAGGCGGTATCGACCGGATGCTTCGCTACTATCGAGAGCACAGCCGAGGGTCGGGCGGGGTACTTCTTCGATTACTGCCAGACGGCAGAGAAAGCGTTGCTGCAGGGGAAGCCCTTATCCGCGCTGGACTGGAAGTTTTTCTTCTTCTCCTGGTGGAAGAACCCGCAGTACGCAATCGACCCGGTTGAATCGCTTCCGGTACGCCTGCTTGAGTACTTTGCTGAAATGGAGGCGAAGCACGGCGTAGTCGTCAATGAGCGCCAGAAAGCCTGGTACTACGCCAAAGAGAAAACTCTCGGCGACGACATGAAGCGCGAATACCCGACCATTCCGGCCGAGGCGTTCCAGCAGTCGGTCGAGGGCGCGTACTACGCCAAGCAGTTCCGCTGGCTTTACAGCAACAAGCGGATCGGCCAAATCCCTGATAACTCGCACCTCCCGGTTCATACGTTCTGGGATATCGGCGTTGGCGACTCCACGGCGATCTGGTTCGTTCGCGAGGTGGGCGAAGAGTTCCACATTATCGACTACTACGAAAACTCCGGCGAAGGTCTGAGGCACTACATGAAGGTGCTGAAAGACCGCGGCTATGAGTACGGCGAACACTGGGGGCCGCACGACATTGAGAACCGCGAGTTTGCTGCTGATGCGAAGTCACGCAAAGAGTTGGCGCGCGAGGGTTACGAGATTGACGGCCAGATGTATTCGATAAACTTCCGCGTTGTGCCGAAAGCCGGCATTGATACCGGCATTGAGTCGGCACGTGAAATCCTCCCGAAATGCGTATTCGATGAGGAGAAATGCTCAGAAGGCATCTCTCATCTTGAGGGCTACCGGAAGGAGTGGGACGACAAGCGCGGCTGCTGGAAAGACAAACCTCTCCATGACGCCACTTCGCACGGTGCCGATAGCTTCCGTTACTTCGCAGTGACGAAGAACAACCGCAAGCAGGTCGGCACAGTATTCTTCTAAGGAGCATCGCCAGTGAGCGAACAAGATAACGGCCTTCAACTGGCTGTGAACACCCTCGCCACTGAAATGAGGCGAGCAAATTACCTGAATGCCATCGGCATCGGTGGTGGGAACACGAAGCGACCGACGCTTTACCAGGAATTTGGCTACCCGCGCACGATCACCTTCAACGACTTCTACAACATGTACCGCCGCAACGCCGCTGGCTTCGCTGTGGTGCATCGTCTGCTGGATGGTTGCTGGCAGGATTACCCAATCATTGTGGACGGTGATGAAGCTCAGGAGGCGAAGAATACAAACGCCTGGGAAAAGAAAGTCACCAAGTTCATGAAGAAGCTGTGGCCGAAGGTGAAGGATGCAGATCGCCGCAATATGGTAGGGCGTTATTCAGCGCTGCTTCTTCAGGTGAAAGACAATCGGAACTGGGATCAGGAGGTAGATACTGCTTTAGTAAAACGACTCGGCGAGTCAGCGCTTGTAAAACTTATCCCGGTATGGGAGCCGCAGTTAACAGTCGCCGAATGGGATAACGACCGTCAGTCTGAAACGTTCGGCCAGCCGAAGATGTTCAACTTCAACGAGCAGCCGGTCGGTGATGAGCCTTTTGTCGGCCCGCTGCGCGGCGAACCGGTACACCCGAGCCGCGTAATCCTGTTCTGCGAAGGTTCTGAAGACGACAATGTGCTGTCCGGCATCCCGCTGCTGGAAGCTGGATACAACAAGGGCCTCGACCTTGAGAAAGTATCTGGTGGTGGCGCCGAGGGCTTCCTGAAGAACGCCAGTCGTCAGATTGCCGTCGAGTTCAGCAAAGAAACCGACATGAACACGCTGGCAGACCAGGCCAAAAAGGCTGGATATGCCGATCTCGGTGAAGCGATGGGCGATAAGGTCAATAAGCTGAACCGAGGCACCGATGCGGCCGCCGTAATGCAGGCCGGTCAGATGCATGTTCTGAGCGTTACACCCGGAGACCCGGGGCCGACATGGGAAGTCACGGCGAATGAACTGGCCGCCTCCGTGCAAATCCCTTTCACCATCCTGTTCGGTCAGCAGACCGGGAGACTGGCGAGCGATGAGGATAAAACGGACTGGGCTATCCGACGCAACACGCGGCGTAATGGCTTCCTGACAGACCGGATCACCGCGTTGTTGGAGCGTTTCTGGACGCTTGGGATTATCGACCCGCCGACCAAAGGTGAGGTCACCATTTCGTGGAGTGACCTGCTGGCGCCCGGCGAGAAAGAGAAGATCGAGAACGCTTCGAAACTCGCTGACATCGTGCAGAAAACCACGCCTTACTATGGTGGAGACGCGCCGTTTACCGCAAATGAGTTGCGCGAGATTGTGGGTCTTGACCCGCTATCGGAGCAAAAAGAACCGCCGAAACCGGACGAGAAGGTGACTACCGATGATCCACTGGCCGATGACACCAGAACAGACGGCAAAGGTGGGGCTGCCGATAGTTCCGCGCAGCAAGGTTGACCCTACCCGTTCGGCAAAGCAGGTAACCGCGATGTACCGGGATATCGAAGAGCGGTATCTCGGAATCAAGCGCTCGCTGAAAGCTCTGTTCGACCAGCGCCTGACCGGGAGAGAACGAGAGGTAAACAGCCATAACTGGCACTTTCTCTGCCACGACCACGGCGAGGATGCGCGGCTCTACCAGGTAAACGCCGGCAAGTTCATCTACGACATGTCGGCGCAGGAACTGGCTGACCTGCTGGAGGCGGTGCAGGCTATTCTCGATGACCATCTGCTGGAGGGTGGCGAGCAAAACCTCTGGGCGATGGATTACGTCGTCGCAGAAGCGCAGCGCGGCACGCTGGAGGCCTTCAACAACCTCTCGCAGCAGTCGCAGGTTTACGCCAGCCAGACGACGCTCCAGCAGCTTTTAAGCAGCCCCGGTTATCTGAACCAGATATCGGCGGCCAGGTTGACAACGTACAGCGACTGGAAGGTCATCAGCGATACCGCCCGCGGCGACCTGACCAACATCATCACCGATGCGGTTGCGCGCGGCGTGAATCCTCGTGAGACGGCCAGCGTCATCAGCAAGCGTCTCGATGTGTCGATGTCGAAGGCCAAAACCATCGCTCAGACTGAGCAGGTCGGCGCGCTGCGGCAGGCACAATGGAACGAAACGGACTGGGCTGCTGACCGGCTGGGGCTGAATACCGGTCTGCTGTGGCTGTCAGCGCTCAAGCCTACGACGCGAACCTGGCACGCTAGCCGTCACGGTAAGGTCTACACCACCGAAGAGGTGCGGGAATTCTACGCAGAGAACGGCAATCGGTATAACTGCTATTGCAGCCAGATTCCGGTACTGCTCAACGACGACGGCAGTATTTTCAACGAAGGGCTGGCAGATAAGCTGGCAGCCGAACGTAAACAATGGGCTAAAGCAGCCTGAAAATCAGAGGACGCAACGTGAAGCTATCCAGCATCCACGTTAAATCCCTCGCCATCAACGCCTCCAACATCTCAACGACCACCATCAACGGCCAGGAACACTACGTCATTCGTGGTGCGGTTCCGATCGTCGATGACATCGTAATGAATGGCGGCCTGTACCCGGCGGAGGAGATTAACAACAGCTACCAGACGATGGAGCGCAAGTTAATGCCGATCGGCCACCCGATGGTGAACGGCAAATACGTCAGCGCCAACGACCCGCAGGCGGTCAACGACTACTACGCAGGGGCGTGGGCTCAGAACGTCAGCAAGGCCAACGACAAGGTAGTGATGGACGTTTACGTCAATAAGGCTGTGGCAGATACCAAGCCTGACGGTAAGCGCCTTATTCAGCGCCTGGACGACATGATTTCGGGCAATAACGCCGACCCGATTCATGTCTCTACCGGTCTGCTGCTGAACAAAGAGCAAAAGGCAGGTGAGTCGAAGCAGAAGAAATACTCCTGGGTCGCTCACAACATGCAGTTCGACCACATCGCGATCCTGCTCGATGAGCCTGGCGCCGGGACGCCTGATGAAGGTGTCGGCATGTTCGTCAACGCTGATGGGCAGCAGGTCGATGTTGAAACGACGAGCCTCATCGATGCCGCCAACAGCATGAAAGACGGCTGGTGGAACAAAACCAAGTTTTATTTGAGCAACGCCTCGAATTACTCATTCGATGAAATCTGCGCGGCGCTGCGAAACAAGATGAGCGAGGGTAAGCCTGAAACATATTACTTCTGGCCGGAAGCCGTCTGGCCTGATCGCTTCATTTACGAGGAAAACGGCAAATACCTCCAGCAAAAGTACCTCATTGACGACGATGGCAAGGCTGAACTCGTCGGTGATCCAGTAGAAGTCGTGCGCAAACCAACTGAGTACGAAGTCAAAACCAACGGAGAAACAAACCCGATGAAAGATAAGATGATCGCCGCGCTCAATGCCGCAGGCGTTAAAACCGAGGGGCTGACCGACGATCAGGTCTGGGATGCCTACAACCAGCAGATGCAGAAGAAAGAAGGTGGCGGCGACCCGGGCCAGGCTCAGATTAACTCTGACGCGATTACCGCGGCAGTGAACCTGGCAATTAAGCCGCTTACCGACGAGATCGGCACGCTGAAATCTCAGCTGCAGGCGAACGCTGAAAACGACCTGAAAACCAAACGTGACGCGGTTAAAGCGAAATTCTCGTTCATGACCGAAGCGGCGATCAACTCGCTGGCTGGCGATGCGCTGAACGACCTGTACTCACAGTGCCAGACCAGCACTGGCCTGAACCCATCTTTCCAGCAGGTCAATGCTGAAAACGACCAGTGGAAGGACTACG